CTCTTCGAAGATGTAGATACTGGGGGAGATTACTATACTGAAACTATAATGTTTAGTGATTCAATGAATGACTACTCAGGAATAGAAAGAACCACTAGTGATGGCTCAAACAAATGGACTATTGCACAGGTTAACAATCTGCGAGTTCAACTTGCAGCTTTAAGCAATATAGGTGGATATGGTGCAGGAGCACAAGGAGATTATTTTTTTGTAAGGGTCGACTATGAAACTGCAGGTCTTCCATCACATGAACCTGATATAAAACTAACATCAGGAAAAATGGTATTATCATCGGGAAAAGTTAAAGTAATATCATTATAATGATATTTATAATAAACAAGAAAGGAAGTAAAGAATGAATCTAGGTAATTGGCTTGCTACAAATATTATAACTGAACAGACAGATAGTACAATTACTAAAGTAGTTGTTATCTATCCCGGACGATTCCAACCAATGGGAAAACACCATGCTCAGGTATACAAACAATTGGTTAGAAAATTTGGTGAGGTTTGGGTAGCTACGAGTAATAAAGTAGATTTACCAAAATCCCCATTTAATTTTAATGAAAAGAAAAAAATTATAAATTCACACGGAATCAAAAAAGTTGCGCAGGTAAAAAATCCATATAAAGCAGAAGAAATATTAAAAAAATATGATCCAAAAACAACTGCAGTTATATTTGCCGTTGGTAAAAAAGATCAACAAAGATTAGGTGGTAACTTTTTTAGACCATGGAAAGGTAAGGCAGAAGTTGGCTATAGAGATGGTGCTTATACTATCATTGCACCACACGTAAAATTAAACGTTCCTGGCCAAGGAGAAATGAGCGGAACAGCTATTCGAAAGGCTTTAGGTAAAAAGGATGTGAGTCAGGCAAATAAGAAAAAATTATTTAAGGGTATATTTGGCCACACAAAAAACTATAATCTTATAGTTAATAAACTTGAAAAATTAAATGAAATAATCGAAGGTTTTTTACATACCATAGATATTAAAAAAATGCTAAATGAAGCTTCATTCACAGGAGCATCATCAGCAGGAGCATTGCCAACAGATGATGGTCCGAGATATTATAGATCAAGTTGGATAGGATATAAAAAGAAATCGGATGAAAATGCAGCAAGATTGGGATGGGAAGTTGTGGATTACATTGTAGGTGATATTAAAAAATTTGAAGTACATAATACAAAATATCCTAAGGGTCCGGTTGGACCTGTATCATATGCTCCAACTGGTATTTCACAACCCGAACAGCGTGAAGATTATAAAGATTATATTGGAACATCGGCATGGAATAAATATAGAAAACACATAAGCAAAGTAGTTAAAGCTGTAGGTTGGGAGTTTGTAAATTTTCTAGGCGCAGAAGAAGTTAAAGATGATAGTAAGGGTGAAAGGTTAAGAAAAAAAGAAGAACCATCTCCAAAAATGATTAAAAAACTTACCAAGATTACAAAAGATACTCAAAAGAAAAGAAAGCAAGGTAAGGATGTGGATATGATTCCTGCCATTGATGATGATGGTAAGGATATAAACGAAAATATAAATACTTGGTTGTCCGAAGAAGCTAAAAAATTAATAACTGAAGGTGGTGCCTATGGGCACATGGCGCACCCATTTGATGATAAAGATTTAACATTTGGTGATTTTAAAAAAATGATAGAATTATCACTTCAGGGAAATTTAAACATAGAACAAGTAGCAACAGAAAAAACAGATGGCCAAAATTTATTTATAACATGGAACAGAGGACTGAAAGCGGCAAGGAATGCGGGCGATATAAAAAGAGGCGGAATGTCAGGCAGAGATATTGCTGCAAAGTTTAAAGGAAGAGGTCCACTGTATAAAGCATTTGTAGGTGCGTTTAAAGATTTAAACAAAGCAATTGGAAAATTATCTGATAAACAACAAATGAAAATATTTGATAATGGAAACAATTGGATGAATATGGAAATCATGTATCCAGAAAGTGTAAATGTGATAATGTATGATGCACCTTATCTACAATTTCATGGGGCGTTAAAATATAAAGATGGAAGACCTGTCGGAACAGTGAGGGATAGTGGAAGAATGTTAGCTGGAATGATCAAACAGGTAAATCAACAATTACAAAAAACATTTAAAATTATAGGACCAAACCCATTAAAGACAGCCAAGAGTCAGGATTTTGGAAAGAGGCGAAAATATTTTGTATCCAAATTAAATAAATTAATGAAAGAATTTAATTTAAAAGATAGTGATGAATTTGCAGTTTATCACCAATCGTGGTGGGAAGATTTCATAAATAAGAAAGCACCATCAAAGGTTAATAATAATGTATTGGTCGGATTAACTAAAAGATGGGCATTTTTTGATAAATCATTTAGAATTAATTCTAAGTTTATTGATGATGAAAAAACATTAGAATGGGCTAAAAAAATCGATAAAGAAAATCACGCAGCACAAGTAAAGAAAAATATGCTACCATTTGAATTATTATTTTTTGAATTGGGCGCTGAGATATTAAAAAATACAGAAGGATTTTTAGCCGCAAACCCAAATAAAGCAATTCAGGCTATGCGTAAAAAAGTTGCTACAGCTGTCAAGGCAGTTCAAGGATCTGGGGATTTAAAGAAGATAAATAAGGTTAAGGATAACCTAGATAAAATTAAAGCTATAGGTGGATGGAAAGCAGTAGTGCCAACCGAAGGATTAGTATTCATTTATGGCGGCAAAACATACAAATTAACAGGGACTTTTGCACCAATTAATCAAATAACTGGTGCTTTATTAAGTTTATAAATATTTATATATAATGAAACTAGACTTAGATATAGGCGATATAATATTAACTGGGAGGTTTAAAAACAAACCAGTTGAAGTAAAAGAATTTGGAACTGATGAAAAGGGACAACCAACCATCAACGGTAGACCTATTCTAAAATTTCGTATTAAAAAATTAATACCGGAGAATACAAAAATGGATAAAAAAAGATTACAACAGATTATAAAAGAAGAGGTATCTAATGTCTTGAATGAACGGGCACCTAAAATGAAAGTTTATTCTTGGGAAAAGAATTTTAAGGAAGGACTTAAAAACTTAGATGTCGCAGCAAACATGATGAAGATGAAGTCGCCTGAGGGATATAGAAAAATTAAAAAAGATCTTGGTAAAGTACAAAAGGCTTTAATGATTCTACATTCACAGATGAAAATTAATAGTACTGAATTTTAGGAGAAAATAATTGAAAAAAGCAATAAGTGAACGTAAAGTTCAGCGTATGCGTAATCTTGTTACGAAGAAATTCAATGACAAGACTGCAATTATGCAAGGTTATAAAAAAATAAATGAAAGTTATGGTGAAGGTGATGTTTGGGAAGAAAGAGGAAAAACTTGGACTATCAAAAATGGTATAAAACAAAACATCCCTAAACTACAAGTAGTGAGGGATGCAGTTTTAATGCCAATATGTTGTCCTCAATGTTCAATGGTGATGAAAAAAAGATTGGACAAAAAATTTTGGAAAACGCACAAAAAATGTTTTGATTGTGTTGTAGATGATGAGCACACTATGAGGATTAATCAGGAGTGGAGTGCATATCAAGAAAATGAAATACGTGCAAACGTAGATTCCTTTATTAGTGATTTAAAAATAAGGGTAGTAGAATATTTAGATAATATAGAAAACCAGCACTTTATTACTGAAGCGGGTGATACTGAAACGTGGCAGGGTGGATATAGTAAAGAGTATTTAAAAGAATCGTTTAATAAACAAATAGACGAATTTGAAAAAAAGTGGGAAAAAAATGGCTCGACTGACTAATGAACAATTACATCAAGAAATACTTGAATTAAAACAAGACGTTCGAGAAATAAAAATTAGATTATTGGATCCAGACGATGGAACAGTAGCTCGTGTTAATAATAATACAACATTTAGAAAAAATACACAAAAAACCTTATGGTCAATATGGGTAGCGTTGTTAGGTATTATAGCTAAATTAATATTTTGGGATTAGTATGAAATTATCAATTATAAAAAGAATTATAAACGAAGAACTTAATCGTCTAAATGAAATGCGGATGACTAAGGGTTTTAGAAAGGCAACTGAAAATTATCAAGACTTGATGGTAAAGCAGCAAAATTTAAAAAAGAAATTTGTAGCGGAAAAGCAGCCAAAAAAACGAGAAAAATTAAAAAAAGAATTAATAGCTCTACACAAAAAAGTACAGAAAGCTGAAGATGTTTTCAATAGAGCTTTAATGGGTGAACCAATAGACCCTACGGAGATATAATATGAAAAAGTTATGGAAAATTATTTTAGGAATCGGAGCAGTTATACTTGGCATATTTGCATTAACTGCAAATCGCGGAAGTAAGAAACAATTCAAAAAAGATCTTAAGGATAATAAGAAAAAGTTGAAAGATGTTAAAGAAAGAGGTAAAGAGTTAGAAGAAGAAAAAAAGATTATTAATGAAAAAATAGTAAAAACTGATACCAAAATAAAGGAAACAAAAACGAAGGTTAAATCCACAAAATCAGCCAAGAAAACGGTATCTGATTTTAAGAAAAAATATGGGAGTAAAAAATAATGAAAAAAATTTTATACATATTAGGGATTATATTATTAATTTCATGCGCTGCACCAAAAAAATGTTGTGCACAGGATAAAATTGTAAAAATACCACAATCAGAATTGGATGCATTTCTTTTAGCAGTTGATACATTAGAACAACAGGATTCTATAAAAACACTTTTAATATCAGATTTAGAATTACAGTTAATTAACTATAAAACTCTCGATCAAAATAATAAATTATCATTAATGAATAAAGATTCAGAAATTGAATTACTAAATGATCAAATTATGTTATATGAAAATAGGTTGAAGATAGCAGATGCGTGGTATAATAAAAGGTGGTTTGGTATAGTTGTAGGTGTTGTAGGAACATCTAGTGCAATTTATTTAACAGGACAATTAAGCAAATAAATATTAATTTTTATATTTATATATATTTATATATAGTATGGCAAAGAACTTAAAAGATATAATAAAAAATCAATACCTTAAATGTGCTAAGGATCCCGTATATTTTATGAAAAAATATTGCGTAATCCAACACCCACAGAGAGGTAAAATACCATTTCATTTATATCCGTTTCAAGAAAAATGTTTAACAGAATTCACAGAGCATGATTATAATATTATATTAAAATCTAGACAATTAGGAATATCAACTCTAACTGCTGGATATTCTTTATGGATGATGTTGTTCCAGCGCGACAAAAATGTTTTAGTAATTGCAACTAAACAGGATGTAGCAAAAAATCTTGTTACGAAAGTAAGAATAATGCATGATGGTTTACCGAGCTGGTTAAAGGGCCAAACCATTGAAGATAATAAATTATCATTAAGATTAGCTAATGGTTCACAAATAAAAGCAATATCTTCAGGTGGTGATGCGGGTAGATCTGAAGCCCTGTCATTATTAGTGTTAGATGAGGCGGCATTCATTGATAGAATTGATGATATATGGGCTTCTTCACAACAAACGTTAGCAACTGGTGGTGGTGCAATTGTATTATCAACACCTAATGGTGTGGGAAATTTTTTTCACAAGCAATGGGTTAAAGCAGAAGCAGGCGAAAACAGATTTAACACAATTAGATTACATTGGTCACTACATCCAGAAAGAGAGCAGGAATGGAGAGACCAGCAAGATGAACTGCTTGGACCAAAAATGGCAGCACAAGAATGTGATTGTGATTTTCTAGCTTCCGGTAATTCTGTAGTAGATTTTGCAACATTAGAATATTATAAATCATCATATATGAAAGAACCTATTGAAAAAAGAGGTGTGGATAATTGCCATTGGATTTGGGAATATCCAGATTACTCTAGAGATTATATGGTAGTAGCTGACGTTGCTAGAGGAGATTCTAGTGACTATTCTGCTTTCCATGTATTTGATGTAGAATCAGTTACTCAAGTTGCGGAATTTAAAGGACAAGTTCCTACAAAAGATTTTGGTAATATGCTGGTAAATGTTGCCACAGAATATAATAATGCATTACTAGTAATTGAAAATGCAAATGTTGGTTGGGCAGCAATACAACCAGCAATAGATAGGGAATATAAAAACTTATATTATACTTATAAACAAGAAGGATATACAGATCCAGATGTGCATTTAAGAAAAACATATGATTTAAAAGACAAATCCCAAATGGTCGCAGGATTTACAACATCATCAAGAACAAGACCGCTTTTAATTTCAAAATTAGATATTTATTTTAGAGAAAAAGAATGTATAGTTCGATCTAAAAGATTATTAGATGAACTATTTGTTTTTATATGGAATGGACAAAGAGCAGAAGCACAGAGTGGATATAATGATGATTTAGTTATGGCCTTTAGTATTGGATTATTTGTAAGAGACACGGCTTTAAAATTAAGACAGCAGGGATTAGCATTAAACAAGGCATCATTGAATAGTATGGGAAAATCAAAATCTCATGCACCAGTATACACACAAAAGAATTTACAAGAAGACCCATGGCAATGGGACTTAGGTCAAGGCAAAGAAAAAGAAGATTTAACTTGGCTTATTAAATAAAGGTTATTAAAGGAGAATTATTATGGCTGACAAAGGCTTATTTACGAGACTAAAAAAATTATTTTCAACGGGTGTTATTATTCGTAAAATGGATGATGACAAATTAAAAGTTGTAGACACATCTAGACTGCAGGGTCAAGGAAATCTAGCGACCAATAGAGTTATCGATAGATTTAATCGTCTACATGGAACACCAAGCAGTTTTGGATATAATTTTTCAAGTGCAAATTACGATACGCAAAGATTAAATTTATTCAATGATTATGAAACTATGGATGAAGATTCTATAATAGCTTCAGCATTAGATATATACGCAGATGAATGCACTACAAAAAATGAATTTGGAGATATTTTAACAATAAATAGCTCATCAGATGAAATTCAAAAAATATTACGTAATTTATTTTATGACGTGTTAAATATAGAATTTAACCTTTGGCCATGGATTAGAAATATGTGTAAATATGGTGATATGTATTTAAAGTTTGATATAACGGAAAAATATGGTATAACAAATGTTGAACCTATATCAGCATATGAAATGTTTAGAGAAGATGGAACGAAACCAGATAAACCTGAATATACAATTTTTTGGCACGATCCAAGTATAGGAAATGTTCCAGGACCAAAGGTTGGGGGCAAAAAGAAGAAATTAGAATCTTATGAAGTTGCACACTTTAGATTAATTTCAGATACTAATTTTTTACCTTATGGAAGATCAATGATCGAACCCGCAAGAAAAACTTGGAAACAATTAACTCTTATGGAAGATGCAATGATGTTACATCGAATCATGAGGGCCCCGTCTAAAAGAATATTTAGAATTGATATAGGAAATATTCCACCAAACGAAGTAGATTCATATATGAATAAAGTTATTTCTAAGATGAAAAAGACACCGTATATGAATGATGATGGAACATATAATCTTAAATTTAATTTACAAAATATGATGGAAGATTTTTACTTACCTGTGAGAGGTGGACAATCAGGAACTGAAATTGGTGAATTGGGTGGTTTAGATGGTCCAAATATTGATGACGTAGAATATCTAAAATCAAGAATGATGGCAGCATTGAGAGTTCCTAGAGCATTTTTAGGATATGATGAAAATGTAGAAGGAAAAGCTACCTTAGCGGCTGAAGATGTTAGATTTGCAAGAACGATTGAAAGATTACAAAGAATTGTTATTTCAGAATTAACTAAAATAGCTATCGTGCATCTATATTCACAAGGATTTAAGGATGAGGCATTGGTAGATTTTTCACTTGAATTAAATAATCCATCAACTATTGCTGAACAAGAAAAATTAGCTATTTGGGAACAAAAAATAGGACTAGCAGAAGGATTTAAGCAAGGAAGAATGGTATCTCAAGAATGGATATATGAACACATATTTAAGATGACACCTGATGAATGGAGAGAAGAAAAGGATAGAGTCATAGATGATATCAAACGTAACTTTAGATATAGTCAGATTGAAATGGAAGGAAATGATCCTGCTGTTACAAAACAATCATATGGAACAATGCATGACTTAACAGCACTTCAAATGGCTGCGGCTCCAGGACCAAAACCAGAACCTAAGTTTATGGATATGGATCCATCAGCTCAAGACGGAGATGACTACACTATAGGTGGAAGACCTGAAGAACCTGGGCATGGGGAAGGTAGTTATGGAACAGATGAACATCCTAGAGGCCGAGATCCACTTGGCTTTGGGACATTAAAAAAGGATTACAAGAATCCTGATTTATCAGCAGGAAGTTTAAATCCATTAAAAAGAAGTATAACAAGAGAAATTGCAGATAAAATTACACAGGATATGCCAAATAAAAAAGAAATTTTATCGGAAACATTTGATAAAAAAACAAAAAAATATGATGATGAGGGTGGATTATTAGACGAAAACAATCTTCTTGATGAAGATTCTTCTGGAAAGTAACCGAAGCACATATTTATATTTGAGTATATATAGGAGAAAACTAGTGCCAAAAATGAAACACTCTAAATACAAAAATACTGGTGTATTATTTGAATTATTAACACGCCAAGTAACAGCTGATGTTCTAAGTAATGTTGAAAAATCACCTGCTTTGAAGATCATCAGAGAATCTTTTAAGAAGAATTCTACTTTAAAAAGAGAATTAACTCTATATAACACGCTACTATCGGAAAAATTAAATTCTGAAAAAAAGGCGTCATATTTAGTAGATTTAGTATTAAAAGAAAGACGGAAATTAAACGCTACTACTTTGCGTAAACAAAAATATAATTTAATTAAAGAAATTAAAGAACATTATAATCTTGAAAATTTCTTTAAAACCAAAATTAATAATTACAAAAATTTAGCAGCAGTGTATAATTTATTTGAATATGGTAATTCTAAAAATGCGTCACCAACACAACTAGTGCGCAATAGATTTACGATCATTGAAAATATCAATACTACAAAAAAGGCACCGGTAAGTAGTAAAAAATTTATTGATGAATACTCAACACAGGATAAAGATTTGAGATTATTATCATATAAAATTTTAGTTGATAAATTTAATGAAAAATATAATGGAAAATTATCAAATAAACAGAAAACATTAATAAAGGAATATATTAATAATATTACTGATTCGATGAAGATGAAAAATTATATTGACAGCGAGCTTCCAAGGGTTAAATCTGAATTAAAAAGAGGAAGAAAAAACATCAATGATAAGGTTACAAAAATTAAATTAAATGAAGTAATTAATCAGATAGATAAAATTGGCGATTCGAAAAAATTAAAAGAAAACCATGTTTTATCAATGATGAGAATATATGAACTTATAAAGGAGGTTAAGAATGTCAAAAAAGTATAACTTTGATCTAGCATGGAACAGATTTTTAAATGAACAAGGAGGCCCACCAATGGGACCACCTCCAGGTATGATGCCACCTCCGG